GAAGAACTTGATCTTCTTATCGTTCATCCTTCTGTTGCTTACTACCTCTATCAAGTTGGTATGTTGACATTTTCAACTGCTGCTTTAGGTGCTGGTGGTTCAGTAACTTGGGGTGGTGGCGGTGTTGGCATTAGTGACAAAGCAGTTGGCGAATTTGCTGGTTGTAAAGTTATTATTGACTCACAAGTTAACATTAACGACCCAACATCTACTGGTAATCGTCAGGAGTTCCGTTGCTACTTAATGAAGTCAGGAACAATTCTTGAAGGTGTTCAGCAAGATTTAGGAATTGAAGCTGAAAGAAACATCTTATCTAAGCAAGATGTTCTATCTGTTGATTATCACAGTGCTTATCACGTTATGGGTACTAAATGGGGTTCTGCTTCTGACAACCCAACAAACGCAAACCTAAGAACAGGTTCTAACTGGTCTGCTACTTATGACATTGATCTCATCCCTATGGTTGAAATTTTTGTTAACACTCCACTTGATAACGGTCTTAAGTCTTAAGATTATATAGGTGGTCCTTAAGAACCTCATCAAATATTGGTGGGGTTTTTTCTTTACGCTACAATAAAACTAAATTACTTTATTAATCGTGGCAGCAACTATAGATGCAACTTTAAAAGGAACTTCAGCTAATAGTTATGTCACATTAGCCGAGGCAAATACATATTTTGAGACAGTCCCAGATTCTTCAACTTGGACTAATAAAACTGATGATCAAAAGAATAGAGCATTGATATCAGCTACAAGATGGATTGATAGTTTTGTTTATTACGGAGAAAGATGTGACGAAGATCAAGCATTAAAATTTCCTAGAAATAACTATCAAGTAGATGGAGTTGAGTTATCTTGTTCTGCGACTCCTAATAATATTAAATATGCACAGTATGAATTAGCAAAAGCCTTGGCAAATGATACTACTGCCATAACAGGAACTACAGGTAAGGATGGAAATATTAAAGAAGCAAAATTAGGTGATCTGGAAGTTAAATATAATATGACAAGTCAAAGTTCTGGTCTTATAAATAATATTTTAGATGTTTACCCGTGGTTACAAAGTTATCTTGGAGCATATATGTTAGGTGGAGCAGGTAGTTTTCAATTAAGAGTAGTTCGAGGGTAATATGTCATTTATAGACAATACTTTTAAAAGTTTACCAGAACAATTATTAGGAAGTTTTGGTATTGATGTTACTTATATTAAGACTGCTACATCTCAAACATATAATGCGACTACAGGAGAGGTAAGTGGATCTGATACTAATATTTCTGTAAAAGCATTAATTAGTAGTGTTTCTGGATCGACTTACGAAGGAACGAGCCAAACAACTGATTTGAAGATTATTTTTGGCAATAAAGAATTAGGAACATATTATCCAAAAGTTAAAGATAGTATCCAATATGCAGAAGATGGAGTGAATAAAGTAGGAAGAATAATTAGTATAAATACATCTAGAGGAGATAATCCTATTTTGCATACAGTTATAGTGAGGCCACAATAAATGGCAGAATCTAACTTTAATAAAAGAATTAATAGGTACACTGCTAATAGATTAAATGGTGCATTAGTTGCGGTAGAGGAAGTCGTAAAATTACTTCAATATAAAGGCCCATCTTGGACAGGTTTATATTCAAATTCATGGCAAATTAGAGTTGGAAATGAGAAAACAACAGGAACTCGTAGGGCTGGTAATGCTCAACCTGTAAAATCTCCCAAAATGACTCCAAAAAAAATTAAACAAGCACAAAAAAGAGGATTTATAGAGTGGGAAATTAGTAACTTAGCTAGGAGTGCTCCTTATGCAGAAGATAAAAAATTAGGCAGATTTCATAGAGGTTTTGCTGGTAGAAAAGAAATAGGAAACGAACCTAGAACTAATTTAGGACAAACTAGATTAACGCCAAGCGGATCAGGTAGAAAAGGTTTAACAAAAAGGGGAGATATTGGTGGTGGAACTCCAGGAGTAATTTCAAGTAGGACAGCAGTGGTAGATTGGCTGCCAAAAACATTAAAAGGAGGAGAATTAAAGGGAAAACTTAGATTAGAATTTAAAAAAGGAAAATCTAAATGAACTATCAAGGAATTAGGTCAAAATTTGAAGAACCAATCAAAACAGCTTACGCAGCATTATCTCCTGCTGTTCCAGTATTTTTTGATAATTTTGGTGATGTGACATCGGATGCTGACAGTGAATTTGTTTATGTAAATGTTCAATTTGGATTAACAACTGAAGTCGCTTTAACTTCTTCATTAGATAACATAAGAGGAATTATTACTGTTAGAGCTTTTGCAGAAAAAGATAAAGGGCCAGCTAGAAGTCAAACATTAATTAATACAGCTTTTACAGCTATTGAAACAATAAATAATACTGGACAACCTACAAGTGGTATTTATGTAAGAACTGGAGAGGTTACTGGGCCTAGTTTTGAAGATGATAGACCCTTCTTTGTATCAACAATCGAAACAAATTTTCAAGCTACAGTAATTTCTTGAATCTTTAGTATAATTCACGCTATCCTATAGACATATCGGGTAGTACCCGTATGTTCAAACCTTAGAATCATTAATCATGGCTACAGTTCTATCGGGTACTTCGGGGGCGTTATATTATTCTCCTGCTGGTACAAGTGTAACAACTCTTGCGGCATCAGCTTTTCCATCATCAGGAGGAAATATTACAGTTGGTGCTCAATTAGGCTTTCAAGTAGGAGATGCAGTAACTCTTGCATATCCAGCGGGAGCTACAACTACTAACTGCATTGCAGCAGGAGCTAAATTCGTAAAAACTTATGATGCGTCTACTGGTGTTATGACTCTTTCCGCTACTAATGGTGGAGCAGTATTAACAGCAACAGCAGCACCGTCAGGTTTCGGTTCAAACTTTGCAAGTATTGCATTTACATCACCACAAGCCGTTGGATCTGTAAGAGAATGGAGTTTTGAAATAACAAGAGCAGAAATTGATGTAACAACTATTGGTCAGGCTGTTGCCCAAACTGCACCATTTAGAACCTTTATCTCAGGTTTTGCTGATGGTAGTGGTTCTGCAACTGTATATTCAACAGATGACGATACATTGCTATCTAGCAGAATGATTGAAGATGTTATTCAACGTCAACAACAAGGGGCAAAGGTAAAACTTTATATTGATCGTCAGATGAGTGGTGCATCTGTAGATGAAACTACAAGTAGATCAATTACTGCTGATATTATTTTAACTTCAGCAAGTTTTACTGTTAACCCAGATGATGGACAATCAGTAGAAATAGCATTCAGACCTAGTTCTGCACCTACATTTGATCTATCTAAAAGCTAATTAGATTAGCATAAGTTAACGAACCTCAGATTATCTGGGGTTTTTTTATGTTTTGCATTAGAATATCAATATATTGATTTTATTTTATGGCAAGCAATCTATCAGCACTGGATCGTTTAAGAAAGGCTGCAAATCTTGAACCTGTAAAAAAAGAAGTTGAACTCTCTGATGGTTCTATTTTTGAAATGTATGTAACACCATTAACAATGGCAGAAAGAGAAAGAGCACAAAAACAAGTTAAAAGTGATGATGCAAATGCTTTTGCTCTACAATTATTAATTGCCAAAGCACAAGATGAAAGTGGTAGAAAACTTTTTAATGCAGCAGAAATTGATATTTTAAAAAATGAAGTAAAAGATAGTGATTTGCAAAGCTTAATGCTTGCTGTTATTAATGCTGAAGAGGATACAATCGACCCAAAGAATTAGCTGCCCAACTGAAAAGAGATAATCTTATGCTTTTGCAGTTTGGTGTAGCAAAGGAACTTAAAAAAACTTTAGTAGAAGTAAGAAATATGACACTAGAAGAACTTATAGGTTGGAGTGCATATTTTCAAATTGTAAATGAAGAACAAGAAAAGGAATACGAAAAAGCTCGTAGAACTAGATAATTTTTTAGAGTATTATAGAATAGAAGTTATTATTGGTTTTTTCGTAAGTGACTACAGAAACGCTAAGAATAAAAGTCGTAGGCTTACGGGAATTAAATAAAGTTAGTACTGCTGTAGATAAATTAGATAAAAAAATTAAATCTATTAATAAATCAAGAGTTACAGGAACTACAACTGCTTTAAAAATTTTAAGACAGGAATTATCTATTAAAAATAAAATTTTAAAAACAGACCAACAAATACTAAAAGCTAGAAATGGACAAATAAAAGCAAACAGAACAAATGCTGCTACTCAAGTACCTAAATCTGGTGGTGGTGGTGTTGGTGGTGGAGGAGGTGGAAGTGGCTTATCTAGCGCATTAATTAGTGGTGCGTTTCCTTTGCTATTTGGACAAGGGCCATTTGCTGCTCTTGGTGGTTTTACTGGTGGTTTGATAGGAGATAAAGTAGGTGGCAAAATGGGAGGATTTGCTGGTGGTTTAGTTGGTACAACGATTGCGACAGGAATACAAACTGCCATAACTTCTATTGGAGAATTAGGTCAAGCAATGAACGCTTTGAATCCAGACATAACTGCTTTAAGTAACTCTATGGGGATCATGGGAACAATAGAAGAAAGAAGATTGCAAATTATTGAACAAACTCAAGGTAAACAAGCAGCTTTAAATGCAGCTTTAGAAATGATGGGAGATAAAATAGGCGAAGAAAACGTAGAAGAGTTAAGAAAATTTGGTGAAGCATTTAGAAGTTTAACTAATAGCACTGTTTTGTTTTTTACGAAAGTACAAGCAGCAGTAGCTAAATTATTAAATCAAGCTGTAGATGCAGGAGAAGATGCTAATTTACGAGGTAGAGCAAGAGGTCTTGTAGCTCAAAATCCAAACAACGCAGCATTTCAAGACATAAATAAAGAGATAGCTAATCTCGAAGAAAAAAGAAGTGGTGCAGGAAGAAAAGGTGTAAAAGATTTTACTGACCAAATAAATGCTTTGAAAGCACAAAGATTAGAAATTGCTGAAACTTTGATCTTAGAAAAAGACAAAGATAAGCTGAGAGCAAAAACAAATAAATTAATCACTGCTGGATTAGCAGAGTTAGAAAAAGAAAATGAATTAAGTCGAGCTATTATTGCTGGCAAAGAAGAAGAATTTTTAATTGAACAGGCAGTTAAAAGTGAAGTTGAAAAAATAGGTCAAACTATGGAGACAATAAATGCAACACAATTACAAAGAATTAGAGATGGTGTCACAATAAATAAAGATTTAAAAGAGCAAGCTGAAAATGCTAAAAAAGTAGAGGAAGCGTTTAAAAATATTGCAAAATCAGTTCAAGATGATATTAAAGAAGGAATAAAAGGTCTTATAAAAGGAACATCTACTCTTGCAGATTTGCTTAATAAAGTTGCTGATAAGTTTTTAGATTTAGCTATAGATCAAGCTTTTGGATCTTTTGGAGGAGGAGGCATATTCGGATTTTTAGGTAATATATTTAAAGCTAATGGAGGGCCAGTTGCAGGTGGTAATCCTTATGTTGTAGGAGAAAAAGGACCAGAACTGTTCGTACCAAAATCTTCTGGAACGATTGTTCCTAATAATGAGCTTGGAGGTGGCGGTAGTACCAGCGTTGTTGTTAATGTAGATGCGTCAGGTACTTCTGCTGAAGGAGATGAACCTGATGCTGCACAATTAGGTCGATTAATCGGTTCTGTTGTACAGGCAGAACTTATTAAAGAATCCAGACCTGGAGGACTTTTATCTAGTACACGCTAATGGCTACTTTTCCTGATTATCAACCCTTAATTTCTGGAGCGAAACGTAATGCACCTAAAGTTAGATCTACTCGTTTTAATGACGGATATGAACAAAGAATTAGTTTCGGATTAAATCAAAATCCAAAAGTATGGAATTTAACTTTTAATTTAGACGAGGAAGGAACAACTGAAGTAGAGACATTTATAAATGACAGGATAGATGATGGTGAATCTTTTGATTGGTCGCCACCTGATAGTGCTAGTACATTTAAATGGGTTGCTAGAAGTTATAGCAAAGAAATGTTTCAGCCTGGTCGTAATAAAATTTCTACAGCTTTTGAACAAGTATTTGAACCATAATGGCTATTCCTGTATCAGAATTACAGAAGATAAATCCTAGTAATATTGTTGAATTATTTCAACTTGAATTAATTACAGCTATTCATGGATCTAATACAAAACATTATTTTCACAATGGGGTAAGTGAAGATGAAAATTCTAACCTTGTTTTTGACAATATTGAATATATAAGAATGCCAATAGAAGCTAGTGGTTTTGAATTTAATGGAAAACAACTACCAAGACCACGACTTACTATTTCAAATATTTTAGGAACATTTACAACAATACTTCTTACTTTACCTCAAGGATTAGAAGGTGCAAAAGTAACAAGAATTAGAACATTAGAAAGATATATTGATAGTGTAAATTTTGACCCTGGTTATATTTTGTTAGAAGATAGTTTAGTTAATGCTTTTGTCCAAGAAGATGAAAGTTTAATAAAACAAGAAGAAACTAACAATCCTCATGGTACACCTGATCCTACTGCTACTTTCCCGAATGAAGTTTATTATGTTGACCGTAAAGTAGTTGAAAATAGAAATATTATACAATTTGAATTAAGTGCAACTTTTGATTTAAATGGAGTAAGATTACCAAAACGTCAGGTATTACCAGCAGATTTCCCTGGTGTTGGTACATTTTTCTCATAATGTGGCAAGATAAAGCACTTGAACACGCAATACAAGAAGATCCAAGAGAATCTTGTGGTCTTTTAGTTATTGTTAAAGGTAAAGAAGAATATATTCCTTGCAATAATCTAGCTGTTAATCCTAAAGATCAATTTATTTTAGATCCAGATGATTGGGCTACTGCTGAAGATAAATATGGAGAAATAAATGCCGTTGTTCATAGTCATCCTGTTACAAGTCCTCAACCTAGTGAAGCAGATAGAGTTTCCTGTGAAAATTCTGGAATTAAATGGTGGATTGTTCAACCAAATTTAAAACAATGGGGTTATTGTGAACCTTGTGGATATAAAGCACCTTTGATTGGGAGACAGTGGGTTTGGGGCGTGACTGATTGTTGGAGTTTATGTAGAGATTGGTACAAAGAAGAGTTAGGGATAGAACTTATAGATTGGGTGAGGCCAAACGATCCAGAAGAATTTATAAAAAACCCAATGTTTGTTGATTGTTTTGCAAAAACAGGATTTAGAGAATTAACTCCAGAAGAGGATTTAGAAAAAGGAGATTTGTTATTAATGTCAATCAGTAGTAGCGGATTAAATCATATTGGTGTTTACTTAGGGGAGCAAACAGTTTTACATCATTTGCAAAATAGATTATCAAGTCGTGATCTATTAGATGAATGGTTGCTAAAATGTACAGGTAAGAGGATTCGTTATGCTGCGTAAAATTAAGCTATACGGAGAACTGGCAAAGTTTCTAGGTCAGAAGACTTTTGAAGCTGAAGTACATAATGCTGCACAGGCAATGAGATTTTTAGTTGTTAATTTTCCACAACTAGAAAAACATATGGCAGATAGATATTACAAAGTAGCTGTTGGTGATTGGGAACTAACGACAGAAGAATTAACTTATCCTAATGGGCAAGAGGAAATAAGAATTATTCCTATTGTTGGAGGAGAAGGAGGTAGAGGAGGTCTTGGTAGGTTTATATTAGGTGCTGTTTTTATTGGTATAGGTATTGCATCTGGTGGAGCTACTTTTGGAGCTTCGGGTTTTACAGGTGTCGGATTTTTAGGAGGTACAACAGCATTAATTGGAAACTTAGGTATAGCTTTAGCTTTAGGTGGAATATCTCAGATGCTAACTCCTGTTGAAACAATTCCAGAGCAAGAACAAGATCCTAGATTGTCTTTTAATTTTAATGGCATACAAAATACAAGTCGTGCTGGTGTAGCTGTTCCTGTCATTTATGGTCAGGTATTAACAGGATCAGTTGTAATATCTGCTGGTATTGAAACAGCACAGGTAGAAGTATGACTAAAATTATTGGATCTGGTGGTGGAAAAGGTGGTGGTGGAGGCGGTGGTACTCCTACCGAAGCTAAAGATAATTTAGATTCTAAACAGTTTGCAAAAGTATTAGATCTTATAGGAGAAGGAGAGATAGGTGGTTTAGTTGATGGTGCTAAGTCTATCTTTTTAAATAACACACCATTACAAGGATCTGATGGTACGTTTAATTTTAAAGATGTAAGTTTTGAAACTAGAACTGGCACATCAAATCAAACTAATATTCCTATAACAAAAAATGTAGAAACTACTAAACCTACAGGGTTTTCTACTGTTTCTAAAGCAGTACCAAAAGTTATACAAATAACAGATTCAGATGTTGATGCTGTTATAGTAACCGTCACTGTTCCTCAACTTCAACGATTTACTGATGAAGGAGATATTTTTGGTACGGAACTTGAATTAGAAATAGCTGTTCAATATTCTGGGGGTTCATATACTAATGTAGTTTTCGGTAATGCAGGAAAAATTACTGGTAGAACACCTGACACTTATCAAAGAGATTATTTAATAAATCTAGATGGTGCTTTTCCAGTCAATATTAAAGTCACAAGATTAACTTCAGATAGTAGTTCCAGTAAATTAGTAAATGCTTTTCAATTTAATAGTTATGTAGAAATTAAATATGACCAAAGAACATATCCAAATAGTGCCTTAGTAGGTTTAAAAGTTGATGCAGAACAATTCACTTCTATTCCTACAAGAAAATATTTAATAAAAGGTATAAAGGTAAAAATTCCACATAATGCAACAGTAAGAGCAGATGGAAGCTTATCTTATTCTGGAACCTTTAATGGAACGCTTGGAGCCGCACAATATACAAATGATCCCGCTTGGTGTTTATACGACCTTTTAAGCTCTTCTAGGTACGGATTAGGTGCTCATTTAGAAGAATCGGAGTTAGATAAATTTAGTTTTTATGCTGCATCTGTTTATTGTTCACAACTTATAGATGATGGGACAGGTACAGGTAATACAGAACCTAGATTTAGCTGTAATGTAGCTTTACAAAATCAACAAGAAGCTTACAACGTAGTAAATCAAATGTGTTCTGTATTCAGAGCAATGCCATATTATGAGGCTGGTAATTTAACTATTACGCAAGACGCACCAAAAGATCCCACTTATTCTTTTACTCTTGCAAATGTTCTAGAGCCTGGTTTTACTTATTCAAATACAAGCCAAAAAGTAAGGCCAACTGTAGTAATTGCTAAATATTTAGATTTAGAATCAAGAGACATAAATTATGAAGAGGTTATTGATACTGCAAACCAAGCACGTTACGGATCAATAGTTAAAAATATAAATGCTTTTGCTTGTACAAGTAGAGGCCAAGCAAATCGTTTGGCGAAGTGGTTACTTTATATGGAAAATGTAGAACGTGAGGTCGTAACATTTACTACTTCGGTTGATGCAGGAGTTGTTGTCAGACCTGGGCAGATTATAGAAATAGCTGATCCTGTTAAGTCTGGAGAACGTAGAGGTGGTCGTATTCAAGCTGCTACTACAACAGCTATCACTCCAGATGATTCAACAGGTATTGTTTATCAAATAGGCGCTACTTTATCTGTCATTCTTCCTGATGGCACTTTAGTAACAAAAACTGTTAGTGGAATTGATGCTAATGGTGTTATTAATGTCACAAGTGCTTTTAGTTCTGCTCCTAACGTAAATAGTATTTGGGTTTATCAAACTACTGATATTTTGACATCGACTTGGAGAGTTTTAGAAGTAAAAGAACAAGACAGAACAAATTATGTGATAACAGCTAGTGAATATAATGAAGGTAAATATAATCATATTGAAAATAATATTACTTTAACTCCAAGAGATATTACTAATTTGGATATACCTCCAGCATCTCCATCGGGTGTTACAGCAGAAGAGGTAATTTATGAAAATACTGGTATTGCAAGAGTAAAAATTATTGTTTCATGGACAACTGCTACTGATAATGCTTATGTTAGATGGAGATTACAAAATGGTAACTATACATCAAGAACTGTAGAGGGAAGTAAAAGTTATGAAATATTAGATACTGTTGCTGGTAATTATCAGATTGAGGTTTATAGCGTAAGTGCATCAGGACTTAGGTCAACATTACCTACACAACCACGAAAACCATTTTTTATTGCAGCAGGTAAGACTGCATTACCAGCTAATGTCAGTGGTGTAAGTTTACTTCCAATAGATCAATCAAGTGCAATATTAAGCTGGAATCGTGCTACAGAACTTGATGTTTTATTAGGTGGTAAGACTCTTATCAGACATTCTTCTTTAACAACTGGTGCTCAATGGAAAGATGCACAGGAGATCGTGGTTGCTGCTGCTGGAAACCAAACTCAGAAAATTGTTCCATTACTAGAAGGAACTTATTTAATAAAATTTGAGGACGATGGAGGAAGGCAATCTCCTGCCCCTGGATCACAAGATTCTGATTGGAACAATACAAGAGTTACAACTAATCTACCTGCACCACAAGAAAGATTAGTAATAGCAAGTATTGATGAGCATACAGCTAACTTTACAGGTTCTAAATCAGATACAGTTTATGATTCTTCTTTAGATGCTTTAAAATTAGTAGTTACAAGTAACGCAACAAAAACTTCTGGGGAATATGTTTTTGCTAATTCTGTAGATTTAACACAACCCTATGACGTTAATTTAAGAAAAACTTTAAAGGCAAGTAGTTTTATTTTAAATAGTTTGTTTGATGATAGAACAGATTTAATTGATACTTGGGGATATATAGATGCTGTTGGAGGAGTAACTGAAGCTGCAAAATGTAATGGTGCTGTCTACGTAAGATCTACTAATGATAACCCTTCTGGTTCTCCTACTTGGAGTGCATATAAAGAATTTAGTAATGTATTGATTACAGGTAGAGCTTTTCAATTCAAAGCAATATTAACAAGTAATGACACTAACCAAAATATAGCTGTTACGCAGTTAGGAGCTACACTAGAATTACAAGGAAGAACAGAAAGTATTTCAACCCCAGTTACTACTGGATCGTCACAATACACTGTATCTTTTACAAATCCATTTAAACAAACACCGACTGTAGTTGTGACTCCAACAAACCAACAAACAGGAGATTTCTTTGAACTTGCTAATATAAGTAGGACAGGATTTCAAGTCACATTTAAAAATGGAAGTTCAGGTTCTGTTTCAGCAGTTGCTAGGTCTTTTGTATGGGCAGCGTCAGGTTTTGGTAAGGAGGTCACATAAATGAGTAACACACATGATTATGATGTCGGAAATGCAGTAGGGGCGACATTTAGAGCAGACCTCAATAATTGTCTTAGTGAGATACAGGCTACAAATAGAGGTGCAAACGAACCAGCAACAAAAGTAAACGGAAAGTTATGGGTAAATAGTAGTAATAATACATTAAATATATATGACGGAACAAATTTTATAACTTTAGGAAAAGTAGACACTGCTGAGATGGGCCATGCGACAACTGCATCGCCTAGTTTCACTGGAACGGTAACATCTGCTGGCGATATTGTTTTGTCTGGGACTGGAAAAATTAAAGTTCCAACAGGTACAACAGCACAAAGACCATCAGGAGTTACTGGTGATTTTAGATTTAATACAACTCTTACACAATTTGAAGGATATGATGGTTCATCTTGGGCAAAGGTTGGAGGCGTACCAGCAGGAACAGTTATAGCTTATGCGTCATCTACTGTGCCGTCTGGGTTTTTAGAATGTAATGGATCAAATATTTCTCGTTCTACTTATGCTCAGTTATATAGTGCAATAGGAAACGCATGGGGTAGTGGAGATGGATCTTCTACTTTTGGGTTACCTGATTTACGAGGTGAATTTATAAGAGGTTGGGATCGTACTAGAGGAGTAGACGCAAGCAGAGGTTTTGCAACGACACAAAGTAGCCAAAACCAACAACATAATCATGCAATAACTGATCCTAGTCACTCACATAACATGAGAGGACTTGCTTTAAGTGGAGGTTCTGGTTCTGTTTCAATTACACTTGGTTCTGGTCAGTCCTATCAGATAGGATACTCAAATAGTATTTCATCTAGAACTTCTGGAAATTCAAGCACAGGAATATCAATTAACAATCAAGGGGGTTCTGAATCAAGGCCAAGAAACGTATCATTAATGTATATTATTAAATTCTAATTATGGCAAATCGTAAAATATCTCAATTTACAGAACTTACTGCACCATCAAGTACAGATGTTTTGCCAATTTTAGATTTAAGCGAGAGTGGTGCTAATAAAAATAAAAAAATAACTTTAAGTAATATATTAAGTAAAGCTCCAAATGGATCTGCTGGTGCTCCTTCTTTTAGTTTTAGTTCAGATGGTAATTCGGGAATTAGTGGTGGATCAGATACTTTAACTTTTAGCACAGGAGGCGTGGGTCGTTTAGTAATTGGTGCTGCTGGTCAGTTAGCGGTTACAGGAACATCTAGTTTTGCTGACCATATTGATTTGGCTAGTGGAAAAGTATTAAAGGTAAATGGAATTGAAGTATTATCTGCAACTGCATATACTGGAAACGCAGCTACAGCAACAGTTTTAGCTACAGCAAGAACTATTGCAGGGGTTAGTTTTAATGGCTCTGCAAATATTTCTTTAAATAATAATGCAATTACAAATGGAGCAAGTTACGTTACTGCTTCAATAATAAACTCCTTAGATGCAAGTAATTTAAGTTCTGGAACGATACCAGATGCAAGATTTCCAGCTACATTACCTGCTGCAAGTGGTGTTAATCTTACAAGTCTTAATGCTAGTAATTTAGCTTCTGGAACAGTAGCAGCAGCAAGATTATCTACGGCATCGACCCAAACTGCTGGAAATAACACTACTAAAATTGCTACAACTGCTTTTGTTAGTACAGCTATTAGTAATCTTATTAATGGTGCTCCAGCAGCTTTAGATACATTAAATGAATTAGCAGCAGCGATGGCAGATGACGCTGCATTTAGTACCACAGTTACAAATAATTTAGCTCTTAAATTGAATTTAGCTGGTGGAGAGATGACGGGTAATCTTACTTTTTCTGGTAGTCAGACAGTTGATGGTAGAGATTTATCAGTTGATGGAGCGAAGTTAGATGGAATAGAAGCTGGAGCTAAAGATGATCAAACTGCTGCTGAGATTAAAACTTTATTTAATAGTAGTGGACTTGTTAACGCACAAATAGATGGAAGTGCAGCAATAGCTGGAACAAAGATTTCTCCTGATTTTGGATCTCAAGATATAACTACAACTGGAGATTTGAATTGTAAAGATATTATTTTAACTGATGTACACCCAAGAATACAACTAATAGATAGTAATCACAATGATGATTTTTCTATATATAACTATAATGGTGTATTTAGAATCCAAGATGATACAAATTCAAACAACAGATTTGATATAGATTCAGTTGGAACAATTACATCTTACGGAAACCATGATTTTAATGCTGGAATTGACGTAACAGGAAATATCACAGTTACAGGAACAGTTGATGGTCGTGACGTAGCTACTGACGGAACTAAATTAGATGGTATTGAGACAGGTGCGACAGCAGACCAAACAAAGTCTGATATAGATGCTCTTGGTATTGCAGCTTCTACAGCAGCAACATTAGCTACCGCAAGATCAATAAATGGAGTTTCTTTTAATGGTTCTGCTGATATTACTGTTACCGCAGCAGGTTCTACTTTAACTGGTACTTCTCTTAAAAGTACTATTGTTAGTTCAAGTCTTACTTCTGTTGGAACGCTTACTGGATTAACTGTCAGCGGAGACATTTTAATGTCAGGAACGGGTGCAATAGATGTAGCTGCTGGCACAACTGCACAAAGACCTGGGTCACCAAACACAGGTATGTTTAGATATAACTCAACTACTAATCAATTTGAAGGATATACAAATGCTGGATGGGGAGCTATTGCTGGAGGAGGAGGAGCTTCTGGTGCTACTTTACAGGCAACAAATGGAATTGTAGAAACAGCAGCAACTATAGCTTCTAACCATACAATTAGTACTAACTATAATGCGATGTCTGCTGGTCCTGTTACTGTATCTGCGGATATTACAATCCCATCTGGATCTGTATGGACTATTGTTTAACGGAGGTTAAAATTTAATTATGGCAACGACAATTACAGCTAATGGTATAAATTTCCCTGACGGTAGTGCTGGTAGTCCTTCAATTGGTGGATCGGATACAAATACAGGATTATTTACGGGATCAGATATTGTTGGATTTGCTACTGGAGGAAGTGAAAGGTTAAAAATAGATGCTAGTGGAAATATAAATATTGCTAATGATTCTGGGAAGCTGCAACTGGGAACAAGTGCAGATTTGCAGATCTTTCACAATGGATCACATTCATATATTAAAGATACTGGCACAGGTAATTTAGTTCTTGCTACTAGCGAATTGTCTGTAAATAATGCAGCTAGTGATGAAGAGATGATAAAAGCGACTCAAAACGGAGGCGTGGAGTTATTTTATGACAACAGTAAAAAGTTTGAGACTACAAGTGCTGGAGTGACAGTATCAGGCAATATAGATATAGGAGGTGCTGATTTTAATATAGCTGATAGTGGTCAAATACATCTTGGAGATAATGCGGATTTAAGAATTTATCACGATGGAAGCAACAGTTACATTAAAGATTCTGGTTATGGACTTTTAATAATTGAAAGTAATCAGCTTCAAATTAAGAATGATGCTGCTGATGAAAAAATGATAGTAGCTGATGCAAACGGAGCAGTTCAATTATTTTACGACAACAGTAAAAAGTTTGAGACTACAAGTTCGGGGTTAAAAGTAACTGCTGCAAATTCATCAGGTCAGGCATATGAATTGTATAATACAGATTCATCAGCAACAGTCTGGAAAGTTAATGGTGAAGGTGACGGATTTTTTAGAAATACTTATCCAATAACTGATAGTAACCTAGATTTAGGTTATCACGCTAGTAATAAGTGGAGAGATCTAGTATTAAGTGGTGGTGTTAGATTTGGTAATAATACTGCTGCTAACTATCTAGACGACTATGAAGAAGGAACTTTCACACCTACTAATACTATTGGTTTAACTCTTACAAATAATACAACTGCTCATTATACAAAAATTGGAAGAGTTGTTCATATACAAATAGATTGTACTTTTAGTGGTGCAGCAGATTCCTCACAATGTGGAATAATACAAAATTTACCATTTACTTCTAAATCAGGCTGTGTAAACGAAGGTTCTTTGCAGTTTATTAGTAATACATCTAATGGAAAATTTGATTATGATGAAGAGAATACAAGAATTTTTATAGGTGCTAGTGAAAGTAGAATTGATATTCAGAATATTACTAGTGGTACTTTTCAAACAAGAGCTTTTATGGTTGGTAGAAGATTTAGAATCCAAATGCACTATTTAACAGCATAGACCGAAGCTATGTCTTAAAACTAAGCACCATAAACCTGTTAAGTCTGGAGGACTTTCCTAAATGGCACTAACCGAATCAATCGAATACGACAAGATAGAGGTCGTAGGTATTTACAAAGCAGTACAAGTTCGCAAAGCAACAGTCATTAAAAAAGATGGCACAGAACTTACAAGATCTTTTGAAAGATATGTACTGCAAGCTGGTACATTAGATGCGTCAGATAATTTAGTTGATACAGACATATCAGGCGAACCAGCAGAGGTATCTGCAATATGTAATGCTGTATGGACTACTGATGTAAAAGCTGCTTGGAAGGCTAAACTAATAGCAGATAAACCTGCGGAGTAGTATGTCAACATTAAAAGTAGGCGAGATTAAACATGAAAACTTTACTGGAACGACCCAGTTAAAGTTAGATAACAGTGGTCAACTGGGGATTGGAAAGACTCCAGGAGTCCTACTTGATGTAAATGCTGATGCGAAGATCAATTCTATTAGTATTGGTAAAGGAGCAAACTCTGTTGCTGGTAACACAGTTCTTGGAGAGAGTGCTTTAGATGCTGCTGTAACAGGAAATTATAACACTGCTGTAGGTTATCAGACTTTAACAACCAATACTTCAGCTTCACATAACACTGCTATAGGTTACAATTCTTTAGCATTAGCAACTACTGGTGGAAATAACACTGCTGTTGGTAGTGGAGCTTTAGACGCTAATACAACTGCGGTTGGTAACTGTGCTTTTGGTTTAAGTTCTTTAACAGCAAACACTATAGGTTTAAGAAATAATGCTTTCGGTGTTTCTACTTTACAAACTAATACTGAAGGTGAGTATAACTGTGCTTTCGGATATGGAACATTAGCAAACAATACAACTGCTGACTACAACTGTGGTTTCGGGCATAATGCTTTACTGGCAAACACAACTGGAGCTAACAACGTAGCGGTAGGTGCTTTTGCCTTAGATGCTAATACTACGGCTTCTGACAACACAGGGATTGGTTACAGTAGTTTAGGAGCTAATACTACAGGGCAGCATAATTCAGCTTTAGGAACAAATTCTTTATTTAAAAACACAACTGGAACTTCATGCACTGCTGTGGGTAAGGGTGCTTTATATGAGAACACGACTGCAAACAGCAATACTGCTGTTGGTTATTTTGCTTTAGTATCAAACACAACTGGAAACTCAAACGTAGCTGTGGGAGCTAATGCCTTAGATGCTAATACTACTGGTGCTGGTGTGACTGCTGTCGGCACAGACGCTTTAGGAGCAAATACAACGGCAAACTTTAATGATGCTTTTGGTTATCATGCTTTACAAGTAAATACGACAGGAACACGAAATGTAGCCGTAGGTAGTAATTCACTCGATGCTAATACCACAGCAAATAATAATACGGCTGTTGGTTACGGATCATTAACGACTAACACAACTGGACCAAATAACACAGCGGTAGGTGCGTTATCTTTAGATGCGAACACTACCGGTGACAATAATACAGCGATTGGATTTAATTCTGGATCAGAAATAACAACTGGAGCAAATAATACAATTCTTGGTGCTTCTGCTTTAGATGCTTTAACAACTGGTTCTAGTAATGTGGCAGTTGGTTATCGTGCTTTAACTCTTGCTACTACATCTAGTAACAACACTGCCGTTGGTACTGATGCTTTATTATTAAACACAACTGGAACGCAAAACGTAGCAGTAGGTGCTAATGCTTTAGATGCTAATACTACTGCTGATAGCAACACAGCGATTGGTTACAATAGTTTAACAGCTAATACTACAGGGCAATTCAATGCAGCTTTAGGAACGAATGCTTTATTTAAAAACACAACTGGAAATAATAATACTGGTCTTGGTAAAGATGCTTTATACGAGAACACAACTGGAAGTGAAAATGTAGCTGTGGGTCTTGGTTGTTTAGATGCAAATACAACAGCAAGTTACAACACAGCGATTGGTTTTGCTGCACTAGGATTAAGTACTACAGGAATATCAAACACAGCCGTAGGACATCGAACTTTAGATGCAAATACTACTGGAAATTACAATAATGGTGTAGCTTCTGGTGCTCTGGGTGCAAATACCACAGGAAGTAGTAATAATGCTTTTGGTACTTCTGCTTTAGAAAAAAATACCACAGCTTCTAATAACACTGCTGTAGGTCATAGTGCATTAAAAGAAAACACAACTGGAACGCAAAATAATGGTTTTGGTGTTAATGCTTTAACAGCAAACACAACTGGAGGTTATAACGTAGCTGTTGGAACTAACTCCTTAATGTCTAACACAACTGCTAGTAATAACGTAGCTGTGGGTACAAATGCTTTATTGGTAAACACAACTGCTGGTGGGAACACTGCTGTTGGTTATCACTCTATGGATGCAAATACCACAGGAAACAATAACGCAGCATTTGGAGTTAATTCACTAGGAGC